AAATAAAATGGATTTACTTGTCTACTATCTCTTCTTTGGAGATATTGAGAATTGAATCTAGTGTCTATTCTTTCTTTTATATGAAATAATGTACCTGGATACTCAGACTCGTGATCGTTCAACCAGTCTTGCGCTTCGATCTGTGAAGCAAATACAGCTAATACTTTCAAATTTACATCTAGCACCACATAGTCGGTTGATAGATATTCGGTGTATGGTAAGGTTCCTAGCTCTTTTAACCACTGTATAGCAAGCTGTTCATTATCAAATACATTCAATGGTTGATTATTAATATCAAATACCACCCAAACAAATTTAAAATGGTCGTGGATTCTAAGCATTGAAGTGCCAACCTGTCCATATCTTGAAGAAAGGTTTACACCAGCATCTATCAATTCTTGAGATCTGAATCCACCAAACATCTCTAAACCGGCAGGATGGATCATTCGCTTTAATGCGTCTCTATATTTTTCTATAGACTCATTAACAAATACTACATAAGAAAATTGTTGGTAATACTTACCGTCTTGAATATATTTTGATGCGGATATTTGACCATCTTCATTTAAAAAGAATCCGGGATACTTAGTTTGTGCGCCGATTACTGCTTCTAATGATGCTACTACCGTACCTCCGGGAGCAGTTACTAGTGGAGCACTTGTATATCCTGCTCCGAAAGCAGTCATCTTAACTTTCTTTATCGCACCCAAACTACCAACAGATTGAACTACAGCAGTAGCTCCAACGCCTGGCCCACCAATCAATATAGGGTCTCCGGTTGAATACCCTTCGCCGCCGCTCACAACTTTAATTGAATCTACTATTGGATAAATTACCCCTTCAATATCAACATCCGCAGCTTTGATAACTTCATCACCTTCAAATAAACCAGATATACTCGAACGATTTAAAAATAATTCATATACAGTTAAGAAACCTTCTTGAACGAATTGTACTTGTTCAACAAACGCCGAAGCATTATTGTTTAGTCCTCTAATTCGTCTACCGACTAAATCAAAAGGATTACCCACAGTAGATCTGATACGCAATGTAATTGGTTGAATCCATTTACCATCAGACACTCGCAACATGTCTATTCTAGGATAATAAAAATCAACATCTATATTAAACAATATTCTGAAAAAGAACTTATATGACTTTTCTGTTCCTTTAGCACGATAGAACTCTCTAATGTTTTTTAAAACATTTTCTTTATCAGCAACAATACCTCTTGGTATATTAGTTAAAAATTCTTTAAAGAATTGTTCTGTAAAAATATCAATACTAGTTTCAACATCTTGATATGTTTTTAATCTTGCTATATCAAATTGAACATTTCTATAATTTTCCATCCATTCATAATATGCTTCCATGAAGTTTATGAAATGTGGATGATCTTCTCTAACAAAACTAGGAAGCTGAGAATATATTTGAGATGATATTAAAGGAACACTTGAAGTATTACTAATATTAGGAATACCAAACGTATTGTTGGCATCAGCTATACTAGAATTTAATGTAATGTTACCAACACTATGATAACCAAAAGTTTCTTGTGAAACTATAGAAGGAGTGAATATTGTTAAATTAAGTTCGGGCGTACCAACTAATAGTGGACCAATACCAATAGGTCGAATAACCCAAGCCCAGTTTTCTTCTGAGATAATACCTAAACCAGATAAGTCAATAAACTGAGTCATCTATTAAACCTTTTTATTCAGATCTTTAGTTGCCAGAATTATATCTTCATCTTCCATTAAAAGGATCTGGTTACGTAATGATTCAACGTCTTGTACTTTAGGTACAATAACAAAATCAACATAGTCTTTATTATCTGGAATGCTTTGAACTAAGAAGCCATCTAAAACTATTTCTCCAGTTTCATAGTTGACGGTTCCGATATTATTTTCTATGGTAACTTTTTGATCATTTACTATGCGAAATAATGATAATACACCTTTACCATCATCCCCTGCAAATGTTGTATTACCTTTATATATGAAAGCACTACTAACTATAGATGCTAAACCGTTAGCCGCATCACCTTTATCTATTGAGTTATTCAAGCTGATTTCAAATTTTGTTGGTACATTGAATGGAGGAAATATACGATATTTCATTTTAATATTAGTTAAATTTCCTTCAATAGCTATATCAGCTTCATCAATAGTTTGAACAAACTTACTATATCTAAAATCTGCGTCAAACCCATTTAATTCAGCAGATCTAAATGCTATAATAGCATCTTTAACTTTATTTTTAATATCAGCTTCAGATAAAATAGTATTACTACTCTTATATAATATTAAACTTTCTATCTGCAATCTTAGATAATCAGGCTCTACAATTTTTACTTCGATTGAAATTGGATTTCTAGGTCTAATATATGCTTCAATTAAAGCCGCTTTTTGATCTTCAGATAATGATGTTCCAGTAAATGGCTTGAGCGACATGAATACTCTTCCATATTGTGGAGGTACATTATCTTCTCCTCCCCATACTCTGAGATATTGAATTGATGGTATATCTTTCTTTACTAATGTCTCATAATCTAATCTAGTTACTGCTCGATTTTGTGCATCATAATTTAATGGTGCCAATCTTTTAATGTTATCAATACTTTCTTGCTCAGTAAAACCCTTGGCCGGAATAGTACAAACAATTGTTGATTGATCATAACCGCCAACTTTTTCTACAGGAACAAATTTCTTTGCGCCAACAGATAAGCTGCCAGATGAAACAATATAATCTACAATAACAATGTTGCCATCAATTAAACCTTTACCTACTACACCATCACCGAAAATAATTTCATATTTTTTATCTGTTGCCTCTTGCAGAAAATACACTTGCGACTCAGGAGTTAATTCATTTATATCTTCGTGCAGATTATATGATCTTATTGTATTATTAGTTTCTGAATCTTGTACAGTAACTTTTAATTGAGTGGTATCTATATTACTATTAGGTATAATAAATCTCTGTTTTATGCTTAATGACGCATCAAAAGTCCATCTATGGGTTAATCTTGTTCCCTCAATTAGTTCTAAACCTGTAGCAAGATATTTACCAGCATTAGGTTGTATTAATATAGATTGTTTTGGACTGAAGATATATTTCTTATTATCAACAACAGCATAAAATTTTTGAGTAGTATCTATGAATATACTTGTCGGGGATGTTGCTCCTGGACCGAAAGCTGGAAAGATTTCTAAATCAATAGTAGCAACATTTGAACGAACTGATCGTGGAGTGTAACCTAAATGTTTTGCTCTTGATACTACACTATCTCTAAGAACAGCACTATCAAGAAACATTTCACTAGCAAGCATGTTTAGATAGAAACCGTTATAGGCAGTATTATATGCCAATAGATCTAGTAGCACCGAAATACCAGCACCATCAAAATCATAATCTTTGAATTGATCTTGTGATTTTAAGAATGTCTTTAGATTATCTTTAATCTTAGCAAAGTCTAATTCGGTGTATTTTATTTGTGCCATTTTTTATCTTACTCTTTCTAAGAACATATCAACAACCAATATTTCTGATATAGCGTCTACTGAAAATGTTATTGTTATATTATAACCATTTTCTTCTGTATTAACTGAGGCCAATGTAGATATTAAAGTTATTCTTTTTTCATGTTTTCTTAAAACGTCTTCAATAGCTATTTCAATACTCTTTTGTGTTAATGGATTTATAAGCTCAAATAATAACTCTCTAACGCCTGAACCAATTTTAGGTTGAAAGACTCTTTCATATAGACCAGTTAGTATGAGATTTCTAACAGAACGTTTAACCGCATCAGCATCTTTCAACGGTAAAAGATCTCCAGATACGGGATGAGGTATAAAGTCTAAGTCTAAATCTTTATATTTCTTAACTACAGGCATGAGTATATTAACCTTTTGGTATATCCAAGAGTTATTTATACCACTTTGGCCAAGATGTTCTTAAGTGTTAATGCTGTTTGTATTATTACTTCTGAAGATGGTGTTCTCTCTGGATCATATACATCCACCAATGCTTCATTGAATTCTTTGGAATTCAATATCTCGCCAAACCTATTTACAGCTTCTTCTAACCTTTCACTATAATCAAGAAACTCTTCTACTGCTTCTAAATGAACTACTGTTTCTCCCTTAGCGTTCTTTTCTACTATCGGCCCTGACAATTTCATAATATTCCATATACTTAATTTTAGTTGTAGTAAAATGCAAGTAACCACATTATTACTATACTAGTATATAGGCCCGATAAAAATAATATAATATTAGTGGCTTTAGCTTTCCACAGTAAACCAATACAAAGAATAGCAAACATCTTAACTAAAATTAGTCCCGGAATCACACCAAGCTCCACCATAACATATTTAACTAGCGGATTACCCTCTGCGCCTATTCCAAATGTATTGACACCAAAACCTGTTAGAGTAGCATCAGCCACTTGAAGTGTAATTAAGAAGACCGCAAGTTTACTAGAAAGCTTCATGTCTAACATCCGCTGAAAGTATTAATTGATGATATGAACCGATACGTAAAAACATCTGTGTTGGATATTCAGCTCCTGGTTTACTCCAACGGTAATGATCTCTACCTCCGTTGCCATTACCTTTATAAACACCAGCTTCAAGTATTCGTGTTCCTGGTGTATGTACTGGCCTTGTAACTTCCCATTCTACTATTCTACCATCTTTGTGTTTATATTTGATAGTTACTGTCTCTAGTGCTCCAGTAGGAAGTGCTTCTACTAAGAAATGAGGAACACCCAAAGTCAAACTTAAAGTAACTGCATTACCATCACTATCTGATATTGGTTTCCATAAATCTCCTGTGTGTTCTTCCCAAACAAAACCTTCTTTTGGTGTAAATGGTTCTGCCACCAGATTATCTTTATTATCAGCAGTGTTAATATGAGTACAAGGTAGTGGTATTGCAGGCAGAGGAGGTCCTATAGGAGAACTTCCAGCCGTCATAGCAAATTTAACATTAGCTTCAACAACAGGAGTTACCATATGAATTTGTGGAGCGGTTGTATGTATACCACCACCAGCAGTTAAACATATATCTCCGCCAGCGTCTAATAAAATATTGCCGACGACTTTTGTTTCTAAATTACCTTCAACGGCAAGAAACACGTTACCCTTTACTAATACTCTAACATCACCCTCAATAACAGTATATGAATTCTTCTTTATTCTATTATTAGAATCACCTTTAACAATAGTATTATGGTTGCCACCAGCATCTTGATTCATGTCGCCGCCGGATTTTAGATTCATCTCTGCGCCAGCATTGATTCTAAAGGCTTGGGCAGCACTAAAATTAGCAAAACTCTTTGTTGCAAAATTATGTTCTTCTACTACAAAATGAAAGCCTTTTTTTACTACTTTGTTTACTTGCGTACCGTCAGGATGTATTTCATTGAATGTTCCAGATCTATGATACGAATGTAATCTTTCTGCGCCAGGAGTATCATCTATTTCTTGATAATGGCCAGCTTCACTTTCATATACGTGATTAAAAGGATACTTGGCTGCGTATGGTGTTTCTGGTTCACCAAACGCTTCTGCTTCTGCTCCCTGATCACTACCTACACCCAATGCTTCATGAGCGGCAGCATCACCAGTTTGAAGATCACCTTTCTTTTTTGCAACTATAGTTTCTTCAATCTTTTCGTTTCTTGATATTCTTGGTGTAGTAGGTTCATTTAAAAATGGCTCTAATGGATACCTACTCATCGGATAAGATATGGTAGTAACTTCTCCACCAGAAAAAATATCGTCGCTGCCTGCTCCCGTTCCGGGAATACCATCACCATCAGGATCACTTATTTGAAGTGCGTCAACGGCATCATATTTTCCATCACGATTTACGTCCCACTTATATAATGCTGGATCATAGTCTTGCGTTAATTCACCAAACGCAACGTTTTCTCCAGGCAACTTATTCGGGTCATCAAATCTACCTAACCCAACTACAGCTTCTCCCTCTTCACCTTCTTCAGCTTCAATAATAGGAGAAAACTCAGGAGGTCTTGGTTGTAGAGTGCTTAATAATTCTTCTTCTGGAGTTGGATCGTGATATCCTTTTTCGGGGTCTGCTTTATCTTCGGGAATTCCTGGAGTGAAACCACACACAATTGGTTGTTGTGCTTCAGAACCGTCCATGAAGAAACCCCACGTCCAATCACCCTCGCGCAACCCTACAGGACTTCTTCCGTTATCAATAGGTAGACTTGGTAGAGCCCAAGGAAGTGCCTCAGTCGGCATCTGTGTTTTATCTTGAGTGTGCCAGCCGAATATTCTGATTTTACAACGGCCAAGAAACAATGGGTCTTTGCGGTCTTCGACAACGCCTTTCCACCATATCATTTCTTTTCCGAACCAATTACTTTCCATAAATCTCTACATATGTTTTATCAATCATAGAGATATTTAGTTCAGTTTTAGAAACCTATATTACCTTACGATGATATAATAAATGACGTAGAACCAGCCAAACAGTCCATGAACTATAGCCCAAATTAAAGACTTATGAAGACTCCATGAAATAATCATTGCTAGTGCTTCACCTACACCACATTTAAAAACAACTTTCACTTCGTCTTCTGACACTCTAAACCTCATGCCCGTTATGCTCTATGATTGTATCTACCACTTCTGTCCACTCTCTATAAAGATCTCGTTTAAGTTTAGCTCTCTTAGCAGCTTCTAAAATTTTAGTTTCTTTCTTGTTTCTGAATAATGATATAATCATCTCTTCATCTAATGAGAAACCTACTCCACGCTCAAGAATATTACCAACTGCTCGACTATTGAGATTCAATTGATAATGGAGATCTTCCCAATCAGGATAAACTTCTTTACACTTAGCAACAAACGATTCAGGGTATTTAAACATAATATATTTCCTTTAACTATCAAACCAAAAAACTATTCTACCTTGCGTATCTGGATCAGTTCTCTCAGCAGAATATAACATACCAATCAAAGCATTAAGACTAGTATATTCAAAATTACCAAAATTTATATTGAACAGGTCTATAGGGTCTGGACAATCATCAAGCTTTTTAAGAAGAGGTTTAACTTTCTTCTTTGTCATATCATATTGGGAGTAATTAAATTCGATCTGCTCTCTTAGATAGATCTGTCTAACGTGAAATAATTCTTTTGTGGTCAACCACGAATGAGAATGATAATCTGGATGCATGATCTCTTCTCTTTTTCTGTTTTCTGGATCTGCATCTTGTAATACTTTGATTGAATAACATAAACAGGTTTTCCAATTTTCTGCTATACTCTTTGCAACAAAAGACTGTCCAAAATCCGACGAACCTGATTCTTTTAATTCTTCATCGGGTATTACTATTAGTTTATATTTGTAACTAGCATCAAATCCAGGAGCTGGATCATCGGGTAAACCTCTTGGTGAATAACCAAATGGAGAAGCACCTCTTACTTGAGCCATTATACTAAACAGCTCGTAATTTCTACCAACATGAAATTCAGAACAAGCGGAATGAATCCAAACAGATTTTTCTGGTATACTTTCTAGTTGGTCTTTCTTAGAGTACCACTCAGGATATATGTGAATATCGCAACCCATATTATAATAATACCAGATTAATCATATACTGTCAACATAAAAAAACTTTTCATTAGAGTAGGCGCGTACAGTCGCCTCGTGTTATTTTCTCGTCTTCCAACGCTACCTTATAAGCCGCCGGGCCCGGGAGTTTAACCCGGAACCCTTACACCAGAATCCGCTCTCTGTCCTCAACACGGACAGTGCGGTGTTCTTTAGCCGCTCTTTCGTTGAGCTAGCCCGGCATAATTTTAAACCTTATAAGCTCTCTAATTACTGATACTTCCAAGTTCTTGTCTCATAATCATATGACGTTTTGAAATATATAGCTGCCGACTTAGCAAACTTTTTCCAACACGTACCACTAGCAGATCCAACAGCTTGTCTTGGACCTCTATACTTAACATAAAACTTTGAATTCGGAAACGTCTCTTTCAATATCTCTTTAACCTTGTCTAGTACCTCAAGCGGAACGTTCTTAACAATACTTGATTCATTCTCTGGACTTTTAACCAGCTTCAATGCTTCATTATACTTCTTATTCAATAAACTAAATTCAATTTTCATTCTCATTACCTCTTATTCTTATTGTCTATACTTATAGTATACCATAGATCCAATGCTCTTGTCAATACTTATTTGGAATATAATAGGGTAATAAGTAACGGAAATAGGGTAATGAAACCAGTATATTACCCCATTTAGAACTACGAGTTTTTCTTAGAAGAGTATAGTTTTAAGTGGATTAACGTCTTCAGTTTCCGCAGTTTGTCTTGAATAACCTTCAATCCGTGGTTCAACTTTAACTGGAATCTCTCCAGCATCTTTACGACCTTTGATATAGAATTCATATTCCTTTTCGTCTCTTGCAAGCTCTAGTGTATCTGTTTTGTTTAATACGTCTTGTCTACCCTGCTCAAAAGCTCTTTGATAACGTTTAATGTCTTCACTATTCATTGATACCTCTATTGTATTTGATGATTACCTGATTGCAATTGACTTGTTTGATAATGGAATTTAAGTTCAATTATTGCTTCTTCACTGCTAAGAAACGAACAACTATAAAGCGACCACGACGGCTGAGCAACCCAACGATCTGATAGCTCATAAACCTTACCAATAACAACCCCATTAAGCACAACTGATATTTCATTTTTCATATTAATGTTTCTCCGAAAGATATAAAGGATCTATTTGCTGATTATGAACTGAACCTTCCGTGAAGTAAATTCGTACTTCGTCTTTTATTAAGACTGCGATTCCAATTCTTCCGTGTAGCTCGTGATATGGTTGAAGTGTACTAGGTGAATTCACCCATACACGTTTTGGAGTATTTAAATTTTCTTTATTCATATTGATCTCCCAAAACAACTTCTTCAACTTCTCTTTCTTCTATTGTCTCAATCAAGCTCTTTACCGTCTCACTAGCATCACGATAATGCTCACCCTCTAGTAGACTTCGACTAGCTAGTACAACGTCTTTAAGCTCTTCTAATAGCTTCAATAGTTCTTCTTTTCTACTTGGAAAATATATTGCTTTCATGTTACCTCTTATAGTTTAACAATGCTAAGTGGAAATTTCTTGTCTAATGTCTCTTGCTCAACTTCGATCACGTTAAAAGCAGAATGAGTATTTCCAATAACCTTCTCACTAAAAAATTGATTGATATGTTTAGTAGTAGTCTTACTATGTTTTTTACTTGTCTTGAAAACTTCTCCAGTCAACTTATTGACATAAGCAACCGGAGTAGTATAACTAAACAAAACTAAAGTTTCCGGACTTTCAATTATTGTTGCTGTACTCATGATTTACCTCTTATGAATGAATATATAAAGCTACTGATTTACCTCTGAAAATACTAACTTCAGCTACAACTTGATTAGCTTCAAGATTTTCAAGTTTGATTTCATTTTTTTGAAACGGTCCACCATTAGATGAAACCGGAACCGCATGACCATTATCCAAAAATTATTTTTAGAACCCTCATCCCAATATGAAGCTAAACCCATTCCAGGTTTAAAGTTTTCTAGTTTAACATTACGACCACGATATCCAGTCACTTGCTTAATTTTTTTTACTTGCGTATCACTTAATTGAATCATAATATAACTACCTCTTAGTTCTTATTGTCTATACTTATAGTATATCATGGAATAACTGCTACTGTCAACAACTATTCCACGATATCTAAGTGGTTGATTTTATTAGATTTTAGTTAATAGACTTGGTGAACATTTCCAGTTTCCATTATTAATATCTTTAACTTTAATGCTTTTTAGGTTTACTTTGGTAACTTGACCAGTTAATTTTTGATTATATTTTCCTGTGAAGGAAACCCGATCTCCAACACTAAAGGTAATTGCTAGTGCGGCTTGCTTATAGTTTAAAGCTACTACGATACGATGATTTAATTCTCTTAGTTCTTCTCTGCTTAGTTTGTTCAATTCGTTTTGTGTAATCATGTTCAATACCTCATTATAAAATAAACGGTTTATATGTCTCTGGTGGGAAAGGTGGAAACCGTAAACACCTCAGAATGAATTTGATATCAACTCACTCTCTATACTATAAGTATATCATGGATTATCCGTCACTGTCAACAGTTATTCCAAGAGACTATAAGGTATTGATTTTGTTCAATTTAATAATGACGGATTTCTAAACCCTTACTAGTTCTTAGTTTGTTTACTCTTGCTAGTGCGGTCTTACGTTTATTAATGCGCTTTACAGTATCATCATAATACTTTCCTTGGGATTCTTCATCAGTATCATAGCGATAACTGTGGCCGACTGCATACTTCACCCAACACGGCCGACAAGCATTAACAATCCAGCCCTGACCTAATTGGATAGATGGAGCGGAACAAGTCTCACAAGTAGAATCACATTTTTCTTCTGCTTCTCTGATAAGTTTACTCATTTCATCAGTCTCGCCATGCATATAGAATCTAAGTCCGCCAAACTTTTCTTTAACCTGAGCAACATGAAAATTTTGCTGTTCGTCTAACGGTAATGTATTGATTAATGCTTCAATCTTTAAGCATAGTTCTTTTAGGATAGGAAACCACCCACCACCACACTCAAAACCAAAAGCAATCGGATGAAAAGGTTCTCGACCTTTAGCGGCCCATTGATCATTAAGTTTTTGTCTCTCTTCCCAGAACGATCTGAAAAGTTTAGGACAACTATCTGTTATTTCTTTCTCTAATTCATCTTTCATAATTTACCATAAAAAACTTGATCGTATATCCACATTAAAGTCATCTGAGATAGTTTAAGATTATCTAAATTTGAACCACTCTCTTTATCCAATTGATTTTGTAATGCTACTATTTTAGTTTGTAGTCTATCACAAAATAATCTTTTTTCAACGCCAGTCAACTTAGGAAGTTGTTCATTTTCAAACTGTCTCTTCCCATGCCTCCTTTCAAATGCGTCTAATATATCTCTACTCATCGTGTGTTAAGTTATATACTTCCTCTAGTGTTGCCACTAATCCATTTTCAGAATTTTTACTCAATTCATTTTGAGCTAACATCAGTATAAACTCTAATATACCTTTTGTCAAGAGAATATCTTCTTTCTCTTTTGTCTTCTTAGTATTATCTGGCATTTTATCCAGTTTAGCTTCGATGCGAGCCACAAGTTCATTTAATTTATTCTTATTCATATTGTCTCCTAAAATAGGTCATCGTGTTTTGCTAAGGCCAAAAGAAACTTCATTGCATATAAACTAAACAATATAGTTTCTCTTTCTTGTTTTGTTATTGTGTAATCTTGATACTGTACATTCAAATCTTTCATTCTATCTGATATTAATTGGCAGAACTCTTCTCTCTGTTTTTCGTTTATTCTTGTATATCTTCTACTTTGAGGAAGACAACGTTCAATAGTAGTAGCCATTATCTTCCAGATGTATCCCTGAAGCTTTTCGTTATCTGTCGTTTCACTCTTAACTGTATTGGTTATTCTATTCTGTAATTGCTCATAGAAATATAATAGATCTTCTTTATCATACCACCTTAATAGAAACCCCACATCTTTAAAAAGTTTCATATTAATCTTTTAGTTGATTGACAAATACTTCCGTTACAAGTTCCCTGCTCATTTCTAATATATCAATTGATAACGTCAATGCGTCTTTTTCTTCTTGTGTCTTAGCAACAAGTCTTATTCTTATTAGACTGGCGATTTTTAAATTGAGTTTATCCACATATTCCCGCGCTCTATATGAAGTTACTGACCTATCTCTTTTTTGAATATTAAAATTATTAGGAATTCCTACACCCGCATAAACTGGATTCTGGCTTGGTGGAGTATGAACGTGGGCACCCATTATTCCCGGAACAGCTCCCATCGGTATATGAACATTATGAGCATTTTGACTCCATGAATGTGTTACTGGATGAGTAGATGCTGTACTAGTAGCTGAACCAATATCATTAGCATCAAGATCTTTGAATTCGTGTGCTGCCTCATTTAATTGAGTATTAAGTGATTTCTTAAATAGCTTTTTAAACCACTGCATCGGCCCTCAACTTTTTTGAATATGATAGTATTATTTTTAATGATAGTGCGGTAAGCAAATAGCTATTATAAGCATCTGCGGAAGATTTATCATCTAATTTTTCTACTTGGACAACAAGCTCTGCCAGCTTCGCGCGGATCATCGCTTCAGTAAGTTTTAACTCACGTTCCGATATAGTATCATCACGTCTAAGGACTTCATTTAATAGAAAGTCTTTAATCGCTTTCTGCGCCGAGTTTTCTTTCATTACGAGTAGTCCTTAATAGCAATGCGTTTGGCCTTTCTGTGTCTTTTACCTGATTAGGTTCAATAACATCATGTGAACCCATCCACCATTCCTTATTAGCATTAAATGTTACATAGTCTGTAACGGCCCGAGTTATGTCATCAAATCCACCTTCATATCCTGGAACTAACACTTCAAGATCTTGTGGAGCTGTCTTTAGTAATTCAATTAATTCACCAACTTTCATACTTGATATTCCTTTTCTAAAAAAGCAATAGCAGCACGAATTAGCATGGCAGATGTTCCAGTGTTTAAAAGAAGTGTACTATCATTAATACCTTGATATTGAGAATTGCGAATACTTTCTAATTTCTTATTAAGCACAAATTTAAGTGCATATGGACTAGATAGGGATGAACCATATCCATAATGTTCGCAAGCTATCCGAATAGCATCTTTTACTTGACCTTTTTCATAATCATTCAATTCTAACATAATGAAATTATCCTTATACTAATTCAGTGCCATCAATCAAACGCTCTTCGGCCGATGAGGAAAGAATACCTCTAGTGGCAAGCTCTTCTCTTACAATAGCTTTACATTCACTATGTTTAAGTTTCTTATCTGGAGTATCCGCAACAAGTGCTTCATTCAGCATCTTGTTATTTTTCTTTGCTAGATCTCTTGTGCTTAATGCTCTGATTGCCGCTTCTTCTTCTGTTGTATGATATGTTGCCATTTGTATTACCTCTATAAACTAATAGACCTATTTATTATACTTTACCTGACATGAAAAACCAGTTCTCAAGAAAGTTATCCAAACTCATTACCTTACCCAATGTTCCAGTATGGATAAAAACCATCTCTGTTTCATTTATTGAAATAATCTCTCCGGTAATTTTGACAAACAAAACCTCATCGGTCTTCTGGTCTTTAACAACACGGAAGAAAGTATACGTTTCACCCACAGTTAAATCTTCTAATGATTCATCATCAATCTTATCGAAATAATCTTCAAATACATCCCTTTCAACAAACGTATAAAATCGCCCGCCGGTGTATGGAATATAAGTACCCTCTAAATGGTTTTCAAAATTGTTCATACTCTACCTCTATATGCTTTTGTGAATAAATTTGGCTCATAGTCGGCAGATTCAAACACGAATGTTCGATTACCTCGACCTTTTAATTGACTGTAAAATTGTCCTATCTTATTTGCTTTCCAATCACCAACAGTAACTTCAGTGCCCAGGCCAGGCCAACGTGGATTACCATTAGTATCATTACCGGCAGATGTTCCGATCAGCATAGCTTTTTCACCGAATTCTTTATACAGAACACTGTCTTGATTCCATTTATGTCCTGAAGCTTTTAAGAATCCTTTCAGTTTACCGTTATCATCAGGGGAACTAATAATTAAAAAGCTCTGTTCAACAACGGGCTTTCCGTTTTCTACATAGTGCCCAGTTAAATTAATAAAACCAAAACCATTAGTTTGTATACTAAATTTCAATTGCTGATTGCGTCTTATGTTTTCTTTTAACTCGAACTCACTTCTAAAAGCAGTCATCATCCCAATAGTTTTTTCTTGAGAGTGTTGATAGATACGTCCAATAGAAGTCTCATGAAGATACTGTTCTTTGAATCCGAAAATCTTTTTAAATCTACCCTGTATACTCATCACTCGTCCTTCAATAAATTATTATCTAATAGTACATCAGTTACAATACCTAATTCAGTAAGTGCGTTTTCAACTTCTTCTAATTCGTTTGATAGATCTTCTACTTCAGAATTTAATTCTTCAATTTTATTTCTCAATTCAGTAGCTCTCGCATCTAACACAAACTCAATAACTCCTACATCAGGATTCTTAGTTTTTGGAAGCTCAATTATCTTTTTCTTTTTACCCATACTATTAGTGTATCACGTCCAGTAACAATAAGTCAAGTTCTAACTGTAGTTTAGCAAACCAATCAAATCTATCTTCCAAATATATTCGCACATCTTCTTCCATCAGATACTCTTCTGGAATGGATACAACTTCGTGTTTTAATTGAATTAAAACCTCGCGCAAAAACATGACGTGTTCTATATCCAAGCAGTCATATTGTGGATTATAGAAGTGTTTCATATTCAACTTATATTATGCCGGCTCCAGTTAAATCAGAGTACCATTGATTAAGCTCTTTTTTCCCAATCGGAATGATTACATCGGTTACAAACATTTTTACTTAAAGCAGCATGAGAAAATTTATATATCAATTCGTTTTGTTTTAATTGGTCTATCTTTACCTCACCAAAACAAAGTGCTTCTATAACTAACAATGCTTTTACTTTAATATCTGATAATGCTTGTTCCTTATTAGTATCTATGCGCTCCATATTATTGCTTTAACTGTACATCATTCAACGCATTATTAGCAAGATCTAATTCTTTGAATATAACTTCTAAATCATGTTCAAATAGTTCCATGTCTTCAGGATGAATAGTACCAGAAGCATATTGAGTACATGCGTGTTTCAAAATTTCCATTGCTTCATCTCGCGCACAAATTATTTAAAATTCTTGAGAGTTCGACTGATGGTAAGCTCATACTTCAATCACCTTCATTGGCTGTCTAATTTTTCTTTGATTAAGAATATCTTTCACTGCTTCAATAAGTTTATCTTTCTGTTCTGCATCTCTAACATATACTGTTATTTGATAACCAGAAAGAAATAATGCTACACTAATAAAAGCATCATCTTGTCCACCTAAAGCTGAATTGGCAAATACTTCACCAACACCTCCGATTCTATCAACGTCAAGGACTAATTCTCCTTGTACGCTGTTCACTCTCAAATAACTCATAATTAACTCCTATAATGTATTATACCTAATATCACCCACAAGATCGGAATCACCCAAGGCAATAGAAAGTTCCAGTCACCTCTCACACATTACTCTTCCTTTTGTTATTCCGCAGATGGTGGCGGATTAAATCCTCTGAACTGTGCTAATGTAAGTGTAGGAAAACCTAACTGCTTTCTAAGTCCATTAACACGTCTAAGAAGATTTCCCAAACGACTAAGATTTCCAGTCTGTCTTCGCGCAAGCCTCACGCTTGTTACTTGTAGTCTATGAATCAACTTATCTCGCGCCAGTCTCTTAGTATCTGGAAGAATTGCTAACGGCTCAGCATCAATAGCTCCAACAACTTGTGGTGTTGGCTCTGTTAGTGTTACTTGTGGTGTATCTTCAGTCATATTAACTCCTAGTTATAGCTAAAATCTTTTCAATCTGTTTTTGTATTGTCGGTTTACGAATATCTGGTGGCCACTTGATAAATGTTTCATTAGTCTTTAGCAGCTTACCTAAGAATGGCATAATCAATTTTTCTACCTCAAGCAATTTTGCTTTATACTCAGCAATTGTTTCTTCCTCTGTGGCAGCAACCGCTTGATCTACCGCTTGATTCATTTCATCTTCTGATACACCAGTGAATCCGAAATCGTCTTCAAAGATATCATATTCTGCTAATATTGATTTTACGTCTACCATGTTATAACTCCAATGCGCCTATGCGCTGTTCAAAATTTTGTACTATAACATCTAGCAGTGCAGTATATGTAGATATGGCCTCAAGGACTTCTTTAATTTCCTCAACCGTAATAATTTCTTGTGCTACTTTTTCTGCTACTATATCTTCTACTGGATTACTCATATTAAATTCCTCAATTGCATAAAGACTAAAGTATACACTATCACATCAAGAAATACAAGCATAAAAATAGTCTATCTCTTAGTTCCATTCTTCCTACCTGTTAATAGACTTCTAATTTCTTTCTTTACTTTAATAAGATTTTCTCTATCACGATTCGCCCAAGCATGTGCTGTACATGCTGTGGCTTCTTGATATTGTAAATCTTCTTCGGTGTGCTTCTTAATAAACATAAGAGCGTCCATATATGTAGGACAAGTATCTCCTGGATGCACAAAACCTTGCACCTCGTTTGCTTCTTCCAGTGAAGAATAAATCTTTACATTAGCCGAACATAGATCTGGAACAAATACTTTCTTACTCATACTTCATCTTCTTATTAACATAGTCAAGTGCTTTATCAAAAGCATCACATTGTTTTCTAGTATTCAATCTGCTATTCCAGTTAGCCATTTCAGCGTCTATTAGATCAGCAGCATCAAGCAATCTCTTTCCTACTCTAAGTTTTTCTTTCTGTGTTATACGCTTTTCATCCAACGTAAACATCGCATCACCAATAACCTGATACATCTCAGCAAGTAAAGCTCCAGACCTCATGATTAGTTCTTTGTCTGATAGTTTCTTTTTACTCATACCAATTCAAGTTCTTCAATTTGATATTCTGTTCCGGTATAATCTAAAGAAAAGTGTGGGTCAAAGTTTTTTATTTCAGATTCCAGTAATGCTTTTACATCTTTATCATTATAAGCGGCGCAATCAATACCATTTTCATAAAGTGCATTATGTTCTTTTAATATAGTATGAAGAATAGAAACCCTAAATTGTGCTTGTTGTTTATCGGTAAATGCCATTACATTCCATTCATAATGATCGTCGTATATACCAGTTTGGCCTCGCACTATGTAAATGGTTGACATAATTTTACCTTCTCTGTTTATTATACTCTGTTAATCTAAACCAGTCAAGCATCATTTGAAAGTCTTCCATTATATCCTCTTCAGTAGCTTTCACCACTGCTGGATCTTCTCCACGTTGTAACTGTAGATCATTCAACTCAAGTGCATCATTTAACATTCTGCAAAGTGCTTGTCTTACGTACTCTTTAATATCTGCTTGTGTTGGTTCTCTATTAAGTTCCATTTAACTACCTCCCAAATCCACATCGTCTTCGTCAAGTTCTGAACCACCTTCTAGTCTATCACCATCTCCAGGAACATAAACTATAGTAACCAAATAAGTTCCAGCTTTGAAGTCATCATCGTTCTTCAATCGTTTATATTCCGCATCCTTAGGAAAGTCATGTATCTCTGACACGTCTCTTTCAAGATCATAAAGATCTTCTTCTGAATACTCTTTCTTTAATAGCACGTATTTTTCTTTCATTGTATTACTCTTTCAATAAAACATTTTTCATCAAACATAATTCTTACAAGCATCTTTGCAAACTCTTCTCTATTATCACACACAATAGGTTTATCTGTCTGCTCTTTAGACCGTGACTTTGTGACGTGAAGATAAAACTTTCCATCGTGTCCATTAACTACTGTGACAACTGAATTAGCCAACATCACCATCTCGTTATCAATATCAAAAGTAGTTTTCATATTATCAATCTATATCGTTTAAGCTAAGCCGTCCTATTCACCATCAGCACGTCCAAGTAAGTCTCGTACATCATCAATCGTCATCTCTTTAGCACCACACACCACACACGACTCTGTGCCGTACTCGTATTCTGAACCGCCCGTCTCGCAATATACATCAGCGTGTTCTTTACAGTCTGAACACATGCTTCCGTTTATTAGCTTTGCTCCACAGCAACCACTCAGCAACCTAGGAATAACTATATCAATCATTTTCTAAACTCACTTAAAAACTTTTCTGTTATCTCATAAAACGAATACCCAGAATTTTCATCCACAGGAATGTAACACCTCGTTTGTTTAACTCAAACCTAATCTGCTCAAACTCATTTAGTGACCGACCTTTCATGCTAACACCTGTCTCTGAATTAAAATATTTCTCAGTAGCTTAATAGTGTTCTTCAACCTCTCTCTTAATTGTACACTATAATCAGGTCTACTGTCAAGCAGCTTTTTACAGTCTTTGAGAATCAAAACAAGTTTCCAAGATGGTACGTTCTGGTAATTTACGGAAGCTTTGTGTATCATATCACCTCTAATATAAAATTTCTGAATTCGTCTCTAACTATTCTCAACTTAGTGTGTCGTTATATACTCTTAATCTTTCCATTACCTTGTGTGATATTCAAAATCGTCTGGTGTTATGTGATTAGGTTCTGCGACCTTTAGAGCATCCGGGACGAACAAAACAAAATCTCGCTGTATAAGTTCTGCGACCTCTTGATCTGTTCTGTTCTTGTATGCTTTGCGGAATTCGTTGTAAGCAAAGTTTAATAGTTTATTATATACTTCGCTTGATGGTGTAATCTTTGGATGATTAGCTAATCTGGAAAGTGCGTTCTTATCTAAACCCGATTCTTTGCTTAGGTTAGTGAGATAAAATTTTTCACCTCTTAGTTCTGCAACTTCTTCAATTAATTTTTTTAATCTAAATCTCAACATTGTTTCACCTCAATCATCATGTTATAATACTATTATACCATACTCTTTGGAGGCTGTCAATAGTCAAATTAAGATGTCTTAACCTGTTGATATAACTCTTTAAGTTCTTCAAACTCTTGATCGATTAAACTAAGCTCATATTCTAAATGTCGCTTAACCTCTTGTTTTCTTGCAAACTCTTTATTAAGGAATTCTCGGAGTGTAGAAAAATCACTAATAGGGTCTGAAATTTTTTTACCAGATTTTTTTGGAATGGGTTTTAAAGTTTCCGCTAGGGTCTGAAATTTTTTTACCAGATTTTTTTGGAATGGGTTTTAAAGTTTCCGCTGTCGTCATAGGTACTCTCTTATATAAATGGTTCTTTTTTTATTTCCTACTTAAAACGGATCCTCACAACGGATCCTCACAACGGATCCTCACAACGGATCCTCACAACGGATCCTCACAACGGATCCTCACAACGGATCCTCACACGAACCTTGTATTCTTTTTAATTTTAATCGAGCCGGGATTCTTAGTCCCGGCCCTGTCTATATGCTATTCCTTACACATTGTTATTCTTGCTACACGTTCCCAATCATCCGGGAGACTCTTGCGTAACTGTGTAATCTTAATAGCTGTTCTACATGACAACTCTCTAAGACTATCAGCATGGTCTTTAATAAAGGTAATAGCATCCACAGCTTCATCTTTTCCGAATTCGCCCTTATTGTACATCACCTTGATCACATCAATGATACGTACTATAAAATCTTTCTTGGTTCTAATACCTAACGTGAGATAATGCGCTCTTGACATTAAGGCTTCCAAATGTGGTGTTAGTTTTGATCTACGTGCTAACTCGGCATCAAAGTCTATATTGGTAATGAATATAACTGTTCCGTGATACTCGAAACACTTGTCTATAGCGTCTCCGCCAAAGTGGTATTCACTAGACCATCTTAGGATTCTTTTCTTTGTGCTATCACAAGCGGCCTTAAGTAGTGATAAACTTGCTAGGTCAAAGAATACCGCATCACAATCATCTAAGATCAATACTGAACCTTTTGATCTTGTGTCTGATAAACCTCTATACAACCCGATAGCTGAGGCGGAACCTGATAGGGTAACAACTACGTTATCCCGGCATAGTGCTTCTACTGTGTTTGTTACTGTGTGAGTTTTACCAAGTCCCGGAGGGCCGCTTACTATTAGGGCCCGAGTTTCACCTGAAGCGGCGGAACTAGAAAGTGATTCTAGTATCTCAAAACGATCCCGGATTCTTACTGCAATCTGTTCTTCCGTTTCTGTCTGTACAGGCTTTGCTTGCGTAATCACTACACCATAGCGGCCGCGCTCTTGACGATTAGCAGGATCTTGGAGAAACGCTTTAAGCTCTGTAGTCTTAATTCCATTTTCCTTTGCTAGTGCTTTCACTTCGTCTCTTGTGAAACTAGTGGAACCGGAACTCTTTAATACTTCAACTAAATTACTCATAATTAACAACCCTCTATTTTTATCTTATAATCTATTATAGCACATGTGTGGATGACATGTCAAGTATTGAAATTGCACATTCCACTATTTGTATCTGCTCATATGCAAGTTCTTGGATCCACTTAGCTTCCGTCTCATCCAATAGTATAGCTTTCAAAATCTCATGCTCGGCTTCAAGCTCTGCCGTGGTGCTGAATGTTGCCAATGCTTTGCCTTCTACCCTAATGTTCGGAGCGAATATATCGTATACTTTGCACATCTTAGAATCCGTTACAGTCTTTTAAAATTGCTAGTTTGATTCTCTTTTCTATTAGTTGATCCATTAGATCCATACCTAGTGAAACAACTTCACATCCTTTTAACTCGGATTCTAACAACATAACATCATATGTTAAATCGTTAATCTGTTCTATTACTTCTTCAATGCTTTTGTTTTCATTTCTTATCATATACTAAGTATACCATACAATCCACACTTAAGTCAAGACTATTCGGCTACGAAAAACTCGTATTTTGGACAGCCGTAACTATGTGATATGATTAGAACTCTTCTAGGACTTTCTTGATTGCTTCGATCTTAAGCTTGAAATCGTCTCGGAGATCTCTCGGAATGCTTGGAAGCTTTCTTACTGTGTTTTCTAATTCGGCGGCTAGGTATAACAGAACCTCAGTTTGTAACGGCGCTTTAATTTCTTTGATGCGCTTAACCATTATATTGATATATTCCTGTCCAGGAATATGCGAGTCCGTGCCCTGCATAGCTGCACTAAAGAACGGAGTAAACAATAATTGCATGAACCTTTTATCCATAAAGTTATTTATATAAACAAAAAGCATACACGTCGCACATCGTATGCCAGGATGCTCAATAGGGCAGGTAGGAAATTTATTAGCCCTGAGGAGACTATGCACTCACAACAGGAGCACTCACTACGGAAGTGTTAGTAGCTTCAACACCATTAAGGCTTGAAAGATCATACTGACCACGACCGGCCCGGAAGTTCTTGTTATTAAAGATGAACCGCACATCAGCAACCGCTCCGCCGTTCGACTTAACGAACGCTAGAACCTGCTTTCGGGTCACAATAGGCCCTAGAGCCTGCACGATCTTCTCGGCCAACTCTTTCTTCTCTGTACTTACTTTAGTCATTTTATCATACTCCAATTTAAAAAACTCTACTAGCGGCGCACCCGCCTTCGGTTTCTACTTTCTATAATACCAGTATATCACTGTTGCCAGCAATATGCAAGCATTACTCCAAAATTATTCCCACACCTTGCGATCATCAGTCTCTCGATAACCGGCCAAGTATGCTTCTATCTCTTTTGGATCTGTTAGTTCCAACTTTGGCGCATTGTACGTGCCATTTGGATACTTGTGTGGTTCAATTCCTCTGCCGTAGTATGCATCAGCACTGGTACCACGATCATACGGCGAGCCGAGTGACTTATCATATTGTGGATTCATATTAACCTCCGAAACATGATACATAAGGTTTAGTATATCTGTGATAACTTCGGATTTTGGATTGCTTATTTCTAGCAGTCACATTCTTGATCTTCACTTCAACACCTTGAGCTTTTAGAGCTTCAAGAAGTTGTCCGGCATCACAATCTTGTTCCAAATATACATGATTGTTTCTTTGATAGCTGTACTGACTAATCGACTGAGCAACTCCGGCCGCCTCAACTACTGAGCGCCGAACCTTCAACCAACCATGTCCCGGATCTGTTAAAAATAGAAGTGTAATCTTTTTCATTATGCTATACCTCTAATGTCATCTAAAATATCTAAAAGATAATTATTAACATCCCGAACCTGAATAGTAGGATCGTTATGAAACTTTGTAGACTCCAAATGTTTTCTGAATTCTTGGATAGTCTTTTCAGCATTAGCAAGCCGGGCTTCTAATATTGCTGCCTCTTGTTTCAATCTTTCGCTATAGTGCATATTGTTTAACCTGTTATAGCGTCCGTCTAATGTCTCTTGATTCTTTATCATATACTAAGTATACCATGGATTGTTGGCGGCTGTCAATACTTAATCCAAATAATTCTGGAATACTTTGGTATGATTCTTGCAAGGCCTCCCGGCCTGCCGGCGTCTACGAGAATGTTGTAGGCCTGTCTAAGAGTTTTTCTTAGCCGGCCTAATTGGCATGGATTTTGCTTGGCCGATTCAGAATCCGGGAAAGAAAAATGCGTAATAACTAAGAATTTTTTGGGCGTCCGGTGTGGAACGACCCGAACCCAAATACAAGTATTAGCGGAACCTTGGAAGTCTGAATAATCTGATGGAACCTTGGAAGTCTGAATAATCTGATGGAACCTTGGAAGTCTGAATAATCTGATGGAACCTTGGAAGTCTGAATAATCTGATGGAACCTTGGAAGTCTGAATAATCTGATTAATCTCAGTATGTTCTATTGCTTTGCCGATATCTGCTGATAGTCTTTCGTGTTCATGCATTATGCTAAGAATTCATTGGAACTTTCTCAATACTTTTTGCTTTATATAATACCTTGCCGTATTCACTCATAGCATCACAAACATAAAAATCTATTGACTGATATGTTTTTGCTAGGTATTGTACCATTTCATCAAATCTGTCTTTGTTCACATTATGCGATACTCTGAAATCTCCTTCTTCTTGCATTATACCTGACCATACTAGGAGATACTGGTCGGCAGCTTTCTTCAACTCTTGGTGAAATCTGAATATCTCGTAACTACCTTCTTTTATTACAACTTCATCACGATCATGACTTACATACATATGCAGTTTTGTTATTGTTTCATTAATTCGGTATGAATTAAATCTCCCGTAATTCTGTACCACATGACTCATTAATCCTCGGTTGATTGGATCTTCTATTTCTTCGTGCATTTCTTTTTCCTTGTTTTCTTTGGAGGCTCTACTAACCAATTGGTACCCCGTTGGGGGCCCATTGTGTGTGATCTACCTCATAAATTGGATTTTGTGGTTGTTATTGCGTTGCCAAGCAATCTATTCATCTCTTCAACTTCATCAGATACCCAGCCGTATTCTATTTCAGGATGTCCGTTGCGGATGCTTACACTATGTAACTCTAAATTTTTGTATGTATTAGTCAAATATCGTACTAGTTCTTTTACTCGCTCTTCATCAATATCGAACCGATTCATATTGAGACGGATCACTTGGCTCGGCCTATCGTGTACCAATAGTCCAGCATCTTGTGCTTTTTCACAATCTCTTATAAAATCTCTGCGAAGATCTGTAATCATTTGTTAATTAAAACTTACTAACCACCATATCAGCAAAATTGCTAATAGTGTGCCATTTTTCTACTATAATATGGGCTACCAGAATACCGGCAGCAATCTGTAATGACTCAAATATAAATTTTTTCATATAATCACCATTCATAATACTAGTATAACACAACATTAGTTGGATACAAAGTTATTCTTAATTTTGTGGATATTAATATTGCTGTGAAATTGTGTACTACACAATTTCATGTGTGATCAGAGATCATTTGTGTTAATATTAACAAGCACTTAGTTGAATGTTACTAATAGGTTACTGAAAGATGGTGCTAATTCCTGCATCCAATCAGCTTATTAGAATAAGTGTTTTAAAGTACGACTACTATGGATAATATGAACGCTGCGAGTAATGCAAGCATTGAAAGTAAGATGTTAAAATCTTCGTGTGATATGATATTGAAATATACTAAGAAAATACCTGTGAGCCCAATTAATGAACAAAGACCCCAAATCAATAATAGAAATGTGAGTGGACATTCATCGTGAAGCCATCTGAATTTTGTTGAGTGTTTTTTAAGCTTGCGCTCAAAACGAAGGAGTAAGGTTTTCATCCATATATCTCCAGTGAGTAAATTATTCTATGGATATTTATTGGAAAAGAAACGTTTTTCTATATCGTCGGTTCGGAGCGGTACGATATTGCTCTTAGCTCTTCTATACTATTCAGAACGTTTCAATAAACTGAATTTTATATCAGGAGATACAACATGTCTACTATACGAATGAATTATGGATGTTATAGTTTACCCGTTAGGGAATATTTCACGAATTGATATAACGCCATCACAACCCACACTACTATGTATCCGATCAAGAATACAGGCAATACTATTATTGCTGATAGTATTGTAATTATCCAGTCCCACATATATTTACTTTTCTGATTGTATTTTTTCATTTTGTAAATAGAACCCATATATGAATCCACCAACTGGCACGGCTAGTATACAAAACACCCAGAGAATTATAATTATCTTAAAAATGCTGTACATAATACCACCGTAAAAAGTAAAAGTGTGGCTATCAGAAATGCTGTTATGAATTTCAATGGCTCTTCTTTTATTCTAACATATCTGGAGACTTTACGCAACTTGTTTAAGGATATATCTCGCGGAAGCTTGGATTCTGCTATCTCTCTTGCTTTCTTGAATAGCTCTCTTCCGCGGTTATCGTATTTGACAAAAGACTTGAAATCTTGTGGATTGGGCTGTGGATGATTCTTCGTATATATTATCCAAGATAGCTCAAATGCTATCATATCCAAGCGAATATCATAGGATGGAGCGTATAGGTCATATTCTTTTTGAGTCACCCCTGTGACATCAACTTCAAAACAAATCAAGCCTAGAGCGTGTTTGTCGCTGTTAAACACCGCATCTAGCACTATATCTATTCTATTCTTCATAATCTATACATTGGAGCAAAATAGCGATTAAATGACATTTCCACCTATTCGGATTCCCATCTTAGGTACTTTTTGACCTTTTTTCGTGTGGATCTCGGTATTTGTACATAAAACTATAGTCTGACGTTGGACTTGGAGCTGTTTCAATCCAAGGGTATGTGCGGATTATATGTTTCATCAAAATAGCAATCTTATCTTTGTTCTTACCTGATACTGTTATGTAGCCTGCGAAGAATCCTTGATATTGTATAATTTGATGATGTACCAATTTGTTATCCACAGCTTTTTGAATCTCATCAAGAAATTGTATTAGCAGTGGATGTGAAGTAGTTTTCTCAATAGACCAAGTTCTTGGAACTTCATCTAATCTGGGAAAAGCGGTCTTGCAACCCATTCAACCTCCTCAACTTTAACCCATGTGCCGTGTCCAATCTTGTTTACCACTATGCGGATGTTATCACCCTTTCTTTTGATGATACTGAATAGATGTTGAGGCAGCCAAGCATCATTTTGGATTTTAAGTTTAATCAAGTCTCCGTCATACCACGTATTGTAATCATCTCTATTGAAGTCTGGATCTGCTTCGTATTTGAAAGACATAATACTATTCTAACAGAATGTTTTCAGATAGTCAATAGCCTTTTGAAGTAACTCTGGAGAATCAACAAAACAACCTAATCCAGTATTACATTTTCTACATAATAAAGCTCTAACTCTATTAGTATTATGGCAGTGATCTATTGATAGTGGATCTAATGTGAGTGTCTATCATTTAATGACTTAGGAGACCTAAAGTAAAAATCTTTTTCTTCTTTGGATTCTCCACATTTTGTACATATTTTTATATTCATATTGTTTATAGTTTAGTAAAAGTTTAACTATACATTTAGTATAAACTATGTAGTATAAACCTAAATATGATGCGCCCACAATCTACAACAATCCAAGGTAATATGAAATTAGTCAAGAAGCACTTCTGGGAATTAACACCAAAAGAACGCGGAGATCTTGCTCGTGTCTCAATCAAATTCGGTAATGGTGCAGGTATGAAAGGTTTTCTAAAAGACCAAAAACTTAAACCTCACATATACATGGGTTTCGTGATTATGTTATACAACACACGAAACAAATTAATAGCTTGGTCGGCTATTATTGAACCAAGTTGGAGCGGCAAACGTCAAATATGGGTATATGTCCGAGGCACACATAGACGTGCTGGCTATGGTAGCACAATGTACAAACTAGCAAAACGTAAATCTAAACGATTCTCAGTTAAACCTTGGAATGAAACAGGTTATGCTTTCTTCAAGGCAAACAAAAAAGAATTTAGATTATAGATTTCATTAGTATATCAAGCAACTCTTTTTCTTTCTTACTTGGTTTCTTTTTTCTAGCTTTTCTAGCTTTCTTCAAATGTTCTGTTTCGGCTGATTGTTCAGCGTCCATAAGATTTTTTAGAATTCTTTTATTGCCAGATAGAAATTGTTCTGTTACATCTTTTTTAAATGTGCCATGGTTAGCTTGAAAGAACATATTAAAAATATATGCGGAATCTCCCATATCAGAAAACCCAACTCTATTTTCTACTAGCTTATACGTTCTGCCGCTGGCTGTGATACCTATCATTTGTTCTTTATCAAATACTTGAATAGGTGTGCTAGTTCGGCCACCGCCATTGCGGACATCATTACCAACAAAGTGATATGTCTTTCCCTTCCAAGAACCAGTCTCAAGTTCCATTATTGCATATCCCGATAAAACAATCTCGGGATCGTGTGTAACAGGCATAAACAACATAACTATCTTCCTTTTAATAATTCATCCAATCCCACGATTGTATATGTTTTATTTTCAATTTCTAATTTATATTCCGCTCTCATATTCATAATCCGCATAACATTACATTGACTCCATTCATCTCTAAAAACTTGATATTGAATTCTATCATAATTTTTTCTGACATATTCACACACTCTATCAATCATTTGCAGATCTACTGAATCAGCAAATCCGATATCAAGTCTATTATTATTAGGACGAAAATCTATTATTACTAATCCTTTATGTTTAGCATCATCAAACTCTTTTCGTATTTTACCTAATACGTTTTCGTGAAATATATCAAGCTTTACGGTCATTATATAAATCCCTTAATCGGTCTATTAATTGTTGATCTTCCACATTATATAAATCACCATCTCGTGTTTGTAAATTACCTATCAATTGAGACAATCTCAAATCAGGATACTTTTCCCATATTTCTTTTAGTTGTCTGAGTATATCAGGTATACGTTTAGGATCTCTAGGCGTACCATTAAACAATGGCCCATCTAAGCCTTCCAAAAGTTTTCTGATATCTTTAATCTTCATATGAATAGTATAGCACAATTTGATGCTTGTGGTAAACTCTTTTTATTGAGAAATAAGGAAAATGCTCTTGGAAGAAACTTGCTATTTTATGATACTTATCAATAGTTAATCCAGATGTTACTTCAAACGTTAGTGTACACACCAATTTTTCCTGTGGAGTTATCTGTGCTTTGGTTCCAACTTCAAGGTTTTTTATTGATTGATTTTGTTGTAACTTCTCTAGTAAATGTAGGATCTCTTCTAATGATTCGTCCTCCATCGTCCTCCATACATATAGATCTGTAGGAAGTTTTTTTGCTCATAGGAATCCAAATTATAAACTATCTCCAACTTGGTAGCAATCTTTCTGCCGACTCGCTGATAATCCTCTCTTGTTATTACCTTTGCTGGATAAACTGATTCTATTCTGTGTATTAGCACATTAATAGACTTTTCTGATTGTGTGCCTGCGGTTCTGATTACCAATCCCAGTTTATCTGAAGCATCAACCAAAACTTCGTATTCTAATAATCTGTTTTTATTAGCCTCATCGAGTTCATCGAATAGTTGTGCTAAGTTATTCATTTCTTCTCTTGACCTAAAGTAACTGTTATGTGTATTTCAGTTAAGTCTTTATTACATTTTGTTTCTTTAACTATCCATCCACAATACCAAGCCTGAAACTTCCAGTCGTGACCTTCAAAGAAGTTTTTCAATACAGTTTCTTTATCTTCATTAGTAAGAAAAAATGAAAATTGTAATTTATCATTCACATAAAAGTTTCTATGTTTCATAATAATATACCACGCCTGCTACACTACCCTCTGGTGTTTTATTCCACATAAAATGTAATGAGGTATAACGCTGTAATAATGAGTCACATACTTTTTTAATTTTCTTTTTATCATTAGTGCCTAATTGAAATTGAATATAATTATCCGCTGGCGATATTCGGACAATATTCAACAGGCCAGCATCATTAGCTTTCTTAACTTCTTCGATTAAATCAAACATCTCTTTAGCTGATTTACTTTTAAACTCTAAGGTTTTTGATTTTCTTTTAGAAACCCTTGCCATGTACTACACCAAAAAAACATAATGTTATTATCATAACTCTCAACTCCAAATCCTAATGGACATTGAGTCAATGCTTTATAATTACAACTTAAAGCACTATCACATTCAATACTATAAACTACTATATGTCCAAGTGGCTCAATAGGTCTAAACGTACAACTATTCAATAGTAATGTTACTAGTATTAAATATTTCATCTCTTAAAAGCAAGTACCTCTGCCTTTGGTTTACCCAATCGCTCTGCAATCACATATCTTTCTGAACTAATCAATTGCTCTAATGTTCTTTTGGACTCTTGTAATGTTTTAATCTCATCGTCTAATGATGAAACTTTCTTTTTGATTTCCTCAACTTCAACTTCTTTAGCTTCAATACTAATAAGTTTTTCTGCGATATCTTTTGCTAATTCTTCTACTTTTTGTGTCATTATTCTTCCTTTTTAGCAGGTGGTGGCCCTTGTATTACTCCAGGAGCTCCAACAGCTTCACTGCTTTTAACACTAGAGCTAAATCCTCTAGCAAGCTTAATCAAATCCGTGCGGCGCTTTTCCAATACTGCCAGTGCTTCACGATGGCACAAACATTCATTAACAACTTTTACTAATTCTTCTTGTATTTCTTTTGGTTTCATTGTCATATCTATTCTGCCTTATAGTTCCTTATTCCATTAAGTATTCTTTCTATACCGCCAACATCTATACTATTATAATTTTGATTGTCGGTAGAAAAGGTTTCTTTAACTACTGGCATATCAACGTGTGAAGCAATCATACCAAATAAAACTTTCATATCTTTACGCATATCTGGAACTAATTCTTGACGTTCCATTGATAGGTGACTTAATTGATTTTGTAATTTCTCGGCATCAACTGCCAATATATTTAACAGTGAATCAATTTGCGATACTCTAGCATATTTTATTTTATACTCTTTTATATAGTCTTGTATTTTTTTAGCACTAACATTAGCGAGAGATTCAAAACTAAGTCCTGAAAAAATAGAATTATTAGACATTACCATTCTCCTCAATCTTCACATCTTCATATGGTGCTGTTTGTCTGCGATACATTTCTAATTTCGCACACTCTAAAACACCAATGATTTCATTATAATCTGAGTAATTGGGTAACGTATCAGCGTATGTTTTAAGTAATAGAGTAGTAATGATATAGTTTAACTGGCCACCATATGTGGCAGCGTGCTGCTCACCATAATCTTTCACCAATTCAGATAGTTTATCAACCAAATCATTATATGGCACTCTTTCTTCACTTTTAATATATGGCATAATTAACTCACAATTCCTATAATAGCATCATCACTTGTCAATCTAACATTAACGAGGCCGACTTTAATTTCAACAAGATTGTTTTTATGTATAATTACAATATCACCAGCACCAGCAATATTAACTTGAAAAAAACCATTAGCATTTTGTCGCTTGCGAACTGGAGCCTTCAATATTCTAACCAGCAAGTGATCATTTTCACTTCTAGCTAATACTAGACCTGAAGCAGTTACGCTTGTATCTAATACTTCAACTTCATATAATCCACCAACTGGCTCAACATTATTCATAATTTTGTTCCTTCAAATAAACCTTTTCTTACACTATTATAACAAGCTTCATTCAATAATGCAAGTTTATCTCGTGTTGCAATATTAGGATGAATATGTCCCAAATCTCCTGATGCTATTTGTTCTAATGATAAGTAATAAACTGGAATGTGATTTTGTTTAGCAAACTCAATTTCGGCTGTAACACCAGTAGAAATATCCCAACCTTCAATAGTTAAAACAACCACTGCATCCATACGTGATACAAATGCTTTGTCAAACTCTTGCCAGAAGTTCCAATCGCCTGGCAGATTGTATTTCTCCCAAGGTGCATTGTATGCTATTGGTGCAAATACGAATATACCTTGATTTAATAGATCGACTGCGGCTCGTGTTACTGTCTCAGCCCTTTGAGACATAACGGCATGATCTTTGTGTGAATATGGACTAGCAAGATAATATAGATGCGCGTAATTCATAATATACTCCGAAGATCACTTGATCTTTTTCATAATAGCATACATGTCATCGTCAAGATCTTCTAGCTGTTCTTCACGCTCTTTCTGTTCTTGCTCTCTACGCATACGACTCTTGTGTTTTTTTCTCAAACGTTCATATTCCTTTACTTCTACAGGAACAGGTTCGTCTGATTCATTCTTCTTATCAGTCATCTTAACACATTATATTAGTGAATACAACAAAAATCCTAATATTATAATAGCGATTGCTATTCCAAGACGTTTGTTCTTGTTTTTCAATATTAGAATTTCTTTGTGGAGGGATTTAATCTTTATATCTTTGTTATTAGCTTGCTCTTGTAACCATTTGATTTTTAATTCAAAATTGTTTACGGCACTAGCAAAGTTTTTGCGGAGTCGGCGTTCTGTGGTAGGAAGCATATTATTGATTAGGAAATTTCAAGCATTGACTGTCAACGATGATTCTGGTACACTGTGATTTACAAATTAAGTTGCCAATCTCTTCTGGATTGCTTTTGTCGCACCGATTATGACACGCTGTTTCTGCTTTTGTCACTAAACGACGATTGTTGGCTTGGTCTATTGCAAGACCAATTGCAACACCGCATAGAACTAAAGTAATTGACAAGAAAATCTTCATATAACTAATATACTAAACTAATC